TGAGTTTATTAAAGTTTTTACGATAATTATCATTCTCTCTATCAATATATAAAAAGTTATATGGTTCTGATGTTGCATATTTATATACTCTTTTGAATAACGTATCATGTTTATTATCTGATTTATCGTATAAACAAATTTTATCTTGGAGTTCTTCAATTTTTGCATCACTCAAATTTGGAAATAATAAAATAGAATGTATATTTACTAACCCAGAAGGTAGAATATTATTTATACTATGACATGATACGAATGTCTTTAATTTATAGTGTCTTGAACGAGTAAATAATTGGTATAAATCTTTATCTCTCATATCACTACTTAAATCGTCTAAAATTATTACTCTATCAGGAGAATACATGTTCTTCTTCTTTTTCTTTGGTTTCTCAGGTTCTTCATCTTCTTTAGGTTGTTTAACAAGTTTATAACCTCTTCCACATTTCATTCTCACCATTCCACCTTCAGGTTCGTCTTCTGTTCTTTCATCTTGTTTATCTTCAGCTTCTTTTTCTTCATTCCATAATTTAAGTAATCCAGAAATATAATTCAATCCATTCTCTTTGAAATGTTCTTTCGCAACAACATTACATTTCTTTTTCTTTAACATTTTAATCATTTTCTTATAGGTTGGGTCTTGATTTACTGTTGGAGCAAATATAAATACATCAGTTCCTTCATCTAAACATTTCTCCAAGGCATTATAAATTACTGTTGTTTTACCAGACTTTGTTGATGCTTGTAATAAAACATTGGAATAAGGAAATGGAAACATATCATAACCTAAAGTATTTTTCTTCGTATATTTATCACCTTTAACAACAGGCTTTACTATTACATCATTAATTATCTTCGACATATCTTTCAAAACATTATAAGTCAATCAGTTTTTAAAAAAATGAAAATCCAGTTTCATTCTACGTAAGATTGAGAACAAAATGAGTATTATAATTGATTATCAACAATTGAAAGAATTGAAAGAAATGTTGAATGATGAAAAATGTAATAATTTTACAAATAGTCAAAAAAATATCATTAAAGATTTAAATTCAATGCTTGATATACAAATAGAATTTATTAATGAAGGAAAATATGAACTTGCATATATCGTAAATCAGATTTTTACATCAGCATTAGAAAGTATTGAAAGCAATGAAAATGGTAAATAATAACAACAATCAATAAGACACAGCGGTAATATTGGCGGTTTATTTACCTAATAAAAAATTACGTTTAGACAATTTCTTTACGCGATTTCAATCATACCGTTCGGGGAAACAGTAATTACACGTTGAGTAATTGCCCAGAAATATTGACGATAAACAGCAGGGGTTGCATGAGTATTAAATTCAATGGCATATTGACGTTCCGATTTCAATGACAAACCATCAACTTCTGAGATATCACGGTCTAACCATTCAACGCATTTACCAGCACGGAATGATTCAATCCAACATCTATGATGACGATATGATTTAGCATCAGCAATACATGAACCTTCCAACAATGGTTTCATTTCCTGATAGTCTTCATTTGAAGCACACAAAGGAGTATAGTTCATACGATTTTCGTTATCCATCTTCGAGACAAATGAAATAACTTTAGCATCAGCAGAAACACCATTCGATATGTCCATAGATGTATTTAATGAATCAGTTGCATGAAAGACAGCAGAATATAAGTTCAACAAACTTCTACCATGTCCAGAATGCAATGATTGAACATACGATGATTGAACACCTGATGCAGAAACATTCAAAAACTGATTAACATAAGCAGTTGGATATTTAATACCCTGTTGTTGAACACGAGCAACCAATGGCTTCCAGATTTCTTCATTTTGTTCACCACACAACTTCAATCTCAGATTGGAGATTGTGACAGCAGCAGCAGTTGCAGCAGCACCAGCCGAAACGTCGGTTAATGAAGTACCAATCCAACAGAATTGGTTATGAGGAGCAAATCTCAATCTAAATGTTAAATCTGAACCATAATATCTCAATTCATCAGCAGACAACATAGTATGATATATCTTTCTCAAAGGAATTTGGAAATGGAAATACAAAGCAGAATCAATTGCACTTTGAACAAATGTGTTCAAACCTACAACATCAACGTTTGTAATTGCAGTTGCACCACCAGCAGGAATCAATGAACGTTGAGGCGCAGTTACAACACCAACAGTTGTTGAACCAATAATACCAGAGTTTGACAAGAAACCACCCGATTCTACAAAGTTAACAGCAGCAACTGATGTACCATTACCTAAGTTTTTATCCATTTGCATAACATTTTCCAAACGATTAACATATGGGTCAACAACACGACAAAATTTATTAACATTTTGAATATTAACCAACAAATTACCTTCACGAGTCAAGACTTCAACTGATTGCAATATTGGAACACCAAGAGTATGACAATAAGTATATTTTGAACCAGCAGTTGCAGCAATAGTAAGGTTTCCTTCCAATGATGAACGAGCAGCATTAAAAGGAAGATTTGGAACTACGAATTCGCAATCAGTTGCAGATGATGCAGAAAGAGTAATATCACCAGTTGTACGTGGGTATAATTTAGTGGTTTTAGGAATTGAGTGTTTAACAGATTGTATTTGAGTACCAGCAGAAACTTCAGGACTTAGCAATGACATGTATAGTTTAATAATTATTTTTATTTTTTATTTTACGATTGAAATAATATTTTCAAATTTCTTCTTTTTTTTACCAAAACCAATTTGTTCAAGATGGGCTAAAACATTTTCAAGTAATTTTGTATCTGATTCAGATGCTATTTCATCACCTCCGTAAACTTTCAATACTCCAGATTTTTCTCCAGCAATTTTGGCTTTCATTGCATTTAAAGGAATTAATACATTCTTATCTTCACCCTTAATTTTTGATAAAACTTGTATAAAGATTTCATCTGCTCTTCTAATTTTATCCTTATCTCCTTTAGCTAAAACATATCGTATATCATGTCCCATCGCCTCTCTGTCAACATCAGAAACAAAATTCTCTTTCTTTAATGCTAAAGAAATATTATTGTTATATTTCGCTAACAATTCCTTAACATCTGGTATAACCTTTGTACCAGGACCACTGAATCTTGAACGATAACTACATTGTCCATTCTTATCAAATAATATCTGATGTTTCTCTCCAGCCTTTGGTTTATAATCCCAATTAGGATTTTTGTTAGTACAACCTCTAACAACATTTATTCCTTTGTTAGCAACTTCCAATGCATTATCTACATTTACATTTTTAACTACTTCTTTTGCTTTATCTTTTGCTCTATTATAAGTATTCTTAACGGCACTAATTGCTTTAGAAAAGAAACCAGCACCTGTCATTCCATCATATGATTTAACCAATTTCTTTAACGTACGTAATTCTCCTGAAGACATCTTTGAAAGATTATCAAAATCCTGTCTTGTTAATCGCATATATAGTATTATTTATTTTTTCTTATTTTCACGATATTGCTTCATTTGTTCTTTAATTCTTTCTTTATTTTTCTCATAATATTGTTTCTTTCTTTCTCTAATTATTTGATTGTTTTCTTCGCGATATTTTTTACCATATCCTTTGATTTTTTCTTTATTGTCATTTTGATATTGTTTCTTTCTTTCTTTAATTATTTCATTATTTTTTTCGCGATATAATTTTTGATTTTCTTTCTTTTTGTCTTTATTATTTTCATAATAATCTTTCAATTTTTCCTTATTATCAATATAATATTCTTTACTTGTTCTTCCTGCTTGTCTAATATTAACACAAATATTATTTTGTATGTAATATCCTTCTCTTATTCTCAATTCAGTTTTAGAATTACATGGAAACTCTTCCACTAACTCAATAACCTCATCATTGTTTTTAAATATAAGTTTTGATGTAATTTTTCTATTTTCATTGAATGAATGTTTATGTTGAGTCATTCTTTTGGATAATGAATTTGTCGTTGAACCATAATATACTAATGATGGTTCTGATAATGAATACAACTTATAAATCTTTGCATTTTCATAATTGCTCATATATGAAATTTATTTTCATTTTTTAATATTTTATTTAATATAATGGTTAAACCTAAAGTAATAAATGGAAAATCATCTTGTCCAAAAGGTTATAAGATTTCTTGCAGGAAAATTCAGGCAAAAAAGAAGAAAATTCTTAAGATAATTAAAACTTTTACAAAAAAAGACCAAACTGAACTGGAAAGGTTAAATGCAAAAATTGAAAGTGATTTGAAGAAAGAACGTTATGCAAAAATCGATGAAGGTTATGAGAAAGCCCGGAATCCCCCTAAGAAAAAAGATACAACACCAGTTAATTATGAAGTAAATGAACCACCTATTATAAAACCTAAAAAACCTAAAGTAGTTTCTTATGAAATGAATGAAGAAATAGTTCCAAAGATTAATAAAGCAATTGTTGGTAGTGACGGAATTCAAGAAGGTATAAAAGTTGGTAAATTTGATTCATCAAAAATGGTTGCAAGTAACAAAGTTTTTGATGGAATTTCTTTTGATGATCTTGCGAAAAAAATTGGTAGACTAACTCCAAAACCAGAATTGGAAAGACTTTATAAACCTTTTAGAAAACCAGATGAAAAAGTTAAATTAATGACAAAAAATGAATTAGCAGTTGAATTATTAAATTTCTATTCTTCGCGTTTTAAAGGTTCAGAAAGTGGCGTACAACTTAGAAAAATTATTAAGGATTTAGAACCCGAAGATGCTTCAATTTTAATTGGAATTGGTGATGAAGCAGAAGAAAAAAAAGATGGTAATGGTATAGATGATAGTAAAGATGGTTTATACGACTCTCAAATTGATAAAATTCTTAAAGTATTACCGCATTATGCTGGTACTTTTAGCGCTGATGAGTTAAATAAAATTCCAAAAGTTAATAAAGTTTGCGCTATTATTAATACAGATGTTTCATCAGGTAAAGGCAAACATTGGGTAGCTATTAATATTGATTCAGATGTTGGTAAGACTTGTGAGTTCTTCGATCCATTTGGAGAAGACCCACCAAAAATGATTGATAATGGATTACGTAAGTTAGTAAATGATATTAAACCACTTACTATGTTGAAATATAAAGTAAATGGCGTTAAAAATCAAAGTGTTAAATCATCTAATTGCGGATTTTTTTGTATTAAATTTTTAACAGATAGAAATAAAGGCGTTCCTTTTGATGTTGCAACAGGTTTTAGAAAACAAGATAATTCAAAAGAAAAAGAAAAACAAATAGAACAATTCAAAAATAAACTAAAAAAGAAATTTAAGTTTATCTAATAACATTTTTTAGTTTTTTGATGTCGATTAAGATAATTTTTTGTAATTTCTTTTTTACAAATATTGCAAATAATTTTTGTATTTTGAAATTTTTTTGTATTATTTTTCTTTTCTTCTAATGATAAATATGGAATACGTTGATTAATAACATTTTCATTTTGTTCAATATGATGCCTTTCTCTAATTCTGAGTTCTTTTTTTGAATTGCATGGAAATTCTTCAATTAACTCAATTTTACAATCATTAAAAATAATGATTTCAAAAGAAGTTATATAACTATATATACCTTTATTATAGTTTTTTAGAGATTTTTTATGGCCTCTTAATCTTTCATTTAGATTTTTTGTTGTCGAACCAATATAAATTTTATCTATTTGTGGGCTTGTAATTTTGTATATTTTTGAGTTTTCCATTAATTCTATAATTTCATTTTTTAAAATTCACCTTCATAACATATCAAAGTAAAACGAATACCAAGACCATTCAAATTAATATCTTTTCCTTCAGAATCTACAAATGCAAAGTCATATGCATTATAGTTGTTATTTGAAATTGTTTTTGCACTTGCTTCAACATCTGGAGAAAAGTATTTAATAATATTTCCATCTGAATAACTATTTGGAAAGATAGTTGATAACGTAGAATCATTATAATTCTGAGCAAGATTAGAACGAAGATAAATAACATTATGTCTTTGTAAATTATATGAATTTGTTGAAGTTAATACAGTTAACGTTGATGCATTTGCACCATTAACTAATCCAAAAATTCTTGCAAAAGCAGGAGATGTAAAGGTTAATGTAAAAGTACCACCACTTGTTTTCGTTATTGTGAATTTCTTTGTATTTGTATTTGCAGTAACTGTATAAGTTGATGCAGATGCATCAGCATTTAATTGTGTTTGAAGTTCAGTTGCTAATGTTGAATCTGTATAATTTCCAGGCGTGATATTAACAGGCGAATTCGTTGCAGTACCACCACCAGATTCTGTTAATTTAAAATGACCAACACTTGCACCAACATCTTCAAATAAATAATATGATTTTGGAATTTCAGCAAGACATAATGAAACATGTGAGAATTTATTATTCATTGGCATATTCAAATTAATATTGAAGTTTGAACCAGTTCCGGAATTTCTATTATCTGAATCAATATTTATTTCCTTTTTCTTAATATCAAACTTATAATTCTTATGGAATGATTTTGACATTTTTATATATTAATAAATATATTTATAATTATAAATGTCAATTCTTTTAAAAAAACAAGCTCCTACATTCTTTATTGATTCTTATAATCGTTCATCAGGAACATCTACAAATTTTCAGTATAATATGCATCTTGAATCTAATGCAGATTATGATATGGTATGTGTCACTCAAGTTGGAATTCCAAAGAAAATTTACAATATACCATATGGTTGTACAATTGAAGTAAATGAATATTATAGTAGTGGTGGTGGTGGTGGTAATACTATATATGTAGTTATTTCTCCAGAATATTATGATGATTCAGCAGGTTCAATTACAGCTCTTCAAGATGCTTTTAATGCAGCAAGTTTAGCAGTAAGCCCATTGACTCCTTGGACTTATGCATTTGCTTTTAATAGTTTCACTAAAAAATGGACTATTACTGTTACTGGACATGCAGGAAGAACTTATTCAAATTGTATAATTGATTTTCTAACAATATCTCTAACAACTAATCCATATGAATTTTTTGGTTTCGACCCAGTTGTTGTTGATTTTAGTTCAGCAACTTCAATAATTTCAACAAACACTGTAAATTTACAATTTACTAAATATATTACTATACGTTCTGATATTGGTTTAAATGAAGGAAATTCTACTAATACAAGTAATATTTTAGCAGTTGTTCCAATTTATAAAGTGGATAGAGGCGAATTAATAATTTATAATGTTCCTTCTGTTGAAGAAGGTTCAAGAAGTTTTGGAAATAATATTTCAAATAATTATACGTTTCAATTATATGATGATAAAAATAGATTAATAATAATAGATGGGGATTGGTTTATGAATATTTTCTTATATAAATTTAATTCAACTTCAGAATTACAAAAACAAGAAATTGAATTACTTCAAAATAAAAGAAAACGTGAAAGAGAAGCAGAAATTGAATTATTAAATAAATCTATTGTATTTCCACAATCTACTAATGAAATTAATTCAGAAGATAATATAATTAATGATATTTCTTATAATCGTTATATTCCTGGTGCTCCAACAATTCCAAGTGCTCCAATAGTTCCTAAAAATGATTTGGAAGAACAATTGCAACAATCAAATCAAGAGAATTTATTAAGTCAATTATTAGGTTCCAAGAATAAATTAAGAAAAACAGAAGTTTCTGAAAATCCTATATCAACTCCTGAAAACGAT